GATTGCACAATCGCAGATCCTTGAGAGATATGTGAAGACACAGGTTATGACTCCAAATGAGGCTCGTCAGCAGCTAGGGCTTCCTCAAAGGCCAGACGGTGACGAGGTGTTTGAGATGAGCCCAAGGCAGGCAACCGACGCAAGAGCAAATCTGGCTGGTAATAGACAGCGAGATGCAGAGAGAACGAATAATAATTCTGACAGTACAGCAACAATTTCTGGTAGAAATGCTCAAGGAGAAGGCAATTCTAGCGAATAGCGTTAATTTTTTATAGAATTATGTTATAATATTGTTAACTATTAACAAAAGGGTATATAATAAAATTACTATGACTATGTCAAAAGTCCACTGGGACACCGAAGGCGAGAATGTTCGCCTTTCGATGCCATTTAGCAAGGTAGATAAAGAGCGAAGAATCGTCTCAGGATTTGCCACACTCGACAATATTGACAAGCAACTAGACATTGTAACCACAGAAGCATCTCTAAAGGCATTCGCTAAATTCCGTGGTAATATCCGAGAAATGCACGAACCACTGGCGGTAGGCAAGATGGTTTCATTCAAGGAAGAAAAGTACTTTGACCCAGAAACCAAGAAGTTCTATTCTGGAGTTTATGTTTCGGCATATGTTTCTAAGGGTGCACAGGCTACCTGGGAAAAGGTTTTGGATGGAACACTTTCAGGTTTTTCTATTGGTGGCAAGATGAATAAGTGGGACGACGCTTATGATGACAAAGTGAACAAGTCAATTAGAATTATCAAAGACTATGATCTTGTAGAGCTTTCTCTTGTAGATAACCCAGCCAATCAGTTTGCAAATATTATGTCTATTGAAAAGGTAGACGGAGTTGACGTTGTCAAGGGAGACATCGTTAACACAGAAATTGAGAATGTTTTCTGGGATGATGAGAACGGTATCGTAACTTTGTCAAAGGACGATTCTCATATTAGCCCAATTTCTGGCAACCCGATGAAAAACATAGGTTTTGTTGAAACAACAGATACAGAAAAAGCAGAAATGATAAAGTTCTTAGTTGATAGTGCTAAAGGCATTAATCTTTCTAAGATGAACAAGGAGGAAGATCCTATGACTGAAACAACAGAGAGCATCGTGGAGAAGTCCGAAGATGTAGGTGAAGATTCACAGGTCGCTCCAGAGGCAGAAACCACCGCTGAGGATGTCGTAAAGGCAGACGAGGCTGAGGTTGCTAAGGCAGAAAACATGGAAGAAGAGAAGTCTTACGACGAGGAGAAGTCCGAGGAAGAGACAAAGTCAGATGACATGGATGAGGATGAGATGAAGGCTGAGAAGTCTGATGTTTCTGAGGCATCTGTCGAAGCAGCTGAAGAGGTATCAAAATCAGATGATGTAACCGCAGCTGTCGCTGAGCTAAAAGACGGTATCGCATCAGCCTTTAGCGATCTATCAGCAGTAGTCAAGTCACTAAATGACGAGATTGCTGAACTAAAGAAGTCACTCGGTACAGTAACCGCTGACGTTGCTTCCGTAAAGGGAGATATTGCAGCTACTAAGGGTGACCTTAATGAACTTGGAAAGAACGTAGATGCAGTTGTTGCAGATACAGCTTTCCGCAAATCTGGCGATCTAGGCGAGATCGTTCAGGAAACTCAGATTGAAAAATCTGAGCAATCCCTATGGGGCGGTCGTTTCCTCAAAACTGCCGACTTATTTAATTAATAAGACAAAAATCACTTAGGAGGTGACAATATGTCGGAAGATATTATCAAAAATCAGCCAGGTGAGTCTGGTGAACTAGGTGGAACAGCACCTGGAACATTCCAAGGCCAGGGTGCATTCGCATCTGGAGGTATTGGTGGTGTAACAGACCCTGGTGCAAGCACTTTGGGCAACATTCCAAACGCCGAATTCGGTGTAACAAGTGGACCAAATGCAATCAACCCTTCTGGTGAGGCAGGTAGCGGTATCCTACGCCCTGAGCAAGCACGTCGTTTCATTGACTACGTGTGGGATGCTACAGTTCTCGCCAAAGATGGACGCCGAGTAACCATGCGAGCTAACACTATGGAGCTTGAGAAGGTCAATGTTGGAGAGCGTGTTATCCGTGCAGCTGCACAGGCAACAGGTGACTACACCAACACTGGAGCTCAGTTTACCAAGGTAGAGCTAACAACCAAGAAGATCCGTTTGGACTGGGAGGTCTCAGCTGAGGCCCTAGAAGATGGCATTGAGGGCGCAGCCCTTGAGGACCACCTAGTTCGTCTCATGACAAGCGCATTCGGTAACGACATCGAGGACCTAGCCATTAATGGTACAGGTACTGGATCCGACGCATTCCTTTCCATCATGGAAGGATTCGTCAACAAGGTTACTACAAATGGTGACGCACACGAGGCTGTTGTTACAGTCGCAAACAATGCATGGACCCCAGAGGTTATGCAGCAAATCATCCTAGCTATGCCACGTAAGTACCGTGCCATCAAGTCGAACCTAAAGTTCTACGCTGGTACAGACGCTTTCCAGGGCATCGTTAAGAACAACGGTACCCTTGCTGACGCAATTGCAGAGGCATTCGCAGGTACCCCAGCTGGTACTCCAGCTAACCGTCAGGCTTACCTAGACGGTGCAGCTCAGACATTCGGTGGTGCTCGCACTACCCGTGTTCTGGGAATTGATGTTCAGGAAGTTCCTTACTACCCTGAGGGCTATGTCGACTTGACATTCCCACAGAACCGTGTATGGGGATTCCAGCGTGACATCACTGTAAACCGTGAGTACAAGCCAAAGAAGGACACCATTGAGTACACCGTATTCGTACGTTTTGGTATTCAGTGGGAGGAAGAGGACGCTATCGCATTTGCTGACGCAGGCGCAGACAGCTAATCTGGACTATTCCTTATTGGAACGGGGCAGGGAGATTAACTCCCTGCCCCTTTTCATTTATCTGATATAATTATTAAGACAGGAGGAAATTATGTCAAGAGAAGTATTTGACCCAAACGCCAAAGATGGTGACGGTGACGGCCTAGTTCAGGAAGGAACCGAGTGGGAGCGACCAGCTGGCACACAGCCAGAAGGATTTGACGCAAACGCAACCGATGGTGATGGAGATGGCCTAGTTCAGGACGGTACACCGTTCGAAAGAGCAGCAGAGCCAGTAGTTGAAAATGTAGTAGAAGAAGTAAAAGAAGATGCCGTAATTAAGGCAGACGAGCCAGTAGAATCACAGCCAGCAATCTCCGATGTTGCTGACGGAGTTATTGGATCTGGATCTTCCAAGAAGAAGCCAGCAGCTCCTAAGATTGAAAAGCCAGAGGGTGAAAAGGTAGCACTATTCTCAGAAAAAAATATTTACTGGGAGGGTGTCGGACGAATTTCTAAGGGCTACAATATTGTAGATGCGGCAGATTCAGAGAAGTGGCTATCACGTAGCTTTATTAGGCTTGCTACTCCAGAAGAAATTAAGCAGGAATTCGGCAACTAATTATGGAAATACTGAGGGTTCCGCCATATGACATTAATGTAGATATACAGGTAGACGAAGCATCTACCGAATATCCAATTATTATTCGTGACATGGCGGACCTATCGGTAACCACAACCACGGTAACATCAGACGCCGATGGGATTATAAATGTAGAGCTACCATCAAAGTACGATGGGCAGTATGAAGTCCAGGTATATGAAAACGAGTACTACTACAATGTTGTTAGGCCATATGTAAATCCAAATGCAATGGGAACTACAGCATCTGAGATCAGAGAATATACAAGGCATGAAGAGCTTGCTAGAGCACTAATAGACTCCGTAATATCTCAGGGATTTTATTATGAAAAAAAGATTATTGAAACATCTGGGTTAGGTGCAGACTATCTACCACTATGGATAGATGCAAAAAAGATTTTGCAAGTATATGAAAACAATACTCTAGTCTACGATTCAAGTACCCCAGAGCTATATGATAGATCATTCGAAATAACTGCAGATGGCACCGCTATTCAACAGTATTATTCTGGAACCATAAACAGGAATCAAGGAGCCTCTGTTATTTTGCCAGCATCAGCATCAGACACAGATGTGATTGACTACTATTACCGTGGATTTCCAAGAACTTTTGACTACACAATAATTGTTGAGTCTGGGTACAAAATGGTTCCACCA